TGGGAGCCAACACTGTCTAACGTGGCAAATGAACAAGAAGTTCCTGTTCGTGGTCCTTTGATTGATGGATTCTTCCTTGGTGGCAATTTCTATGTGTGTTCCTATTGGGATACAGTAGTTTTTTCACCCATCTCTTATCAAAACAGTACTGCTCCAGTTTTTGGTGTCAGGCTGCTCAATCAAGGTCGTGGATTGTTTAACAATAACTGTTGGACAAATACCGATGCCAATGTGTACGGCATTGATGCTCGTGACATTTGGGTTTTTGATGGATCTAACTTTAGTTCCTTGGGCAACCAAAAGGTAAAAGATTACTTCTTTAATAACCTGAATCCTACTTATGCCGGTCGGATGTTCATGGTTAACAACACCCAAAAGAATCAGATTGAAATTTACTATCCTGATTTGACTTCTACTGGTTGGTGCAACAAGATGTTGTCATACCGCTATGACCTGCAGGTGTGGAATGCCCCTAAAGACGTTCAGAACGCCTGTATGGGCACTGAAGGACCTCGTTGGATAGATTCATCTACCGACTACTTTAATTTAGCTTCTAGAGCTGTTGTGTACGCCAAAGGTGGTGTTTCAAACTCTAGATTGATTGAGACTTCTATTGGCAACTCATTTGTTGGTTCTGCTATTGACTCTCAATTTGAGCGAAACAATATGTCATTGCAGACCGCTGAAGGTCCTGTTCCTTATTCTGCCAAGATTTATATTCACAGAATATTGCCTGAGATAGCAGGAAGTGGTGTGATTAATATTACTGTTGGTGGAGCAAATTCAACTGCTCAGACGCCTACTTATGGTCAGACAGGAATAACTAACATTGATACAGATACGCCTTGGGTGACTACTCAACAAAATTCAGTGCGTACTGTTTCTGTTAAATTTGGGTCAAATGATTCTACTGACACATGGAAAGTAAGCGCCTTGAACTTACAAGCCACAGTAACTGAGGATGCGTTCTAATGCCATTCGCTTTAAGTACCGAACCTTCGCAATCAGAAGTCTCTGATGCCGTCAATTATTTGTTGGCAAATTTCAGCCCTAATTTGTCTGCTGATACTGGCACAGGTCAAATCAAAGGTCCTGTTGGCGAAATTACAGGTTACTTATACAAATACATGGCTGTCAAATATGCTGACAGTTTTGATGGTTCGTTAAACTTCTCCAATAGTCCAACTGGTCGCTTGTACTATGGACTGAGAAACAACAATGATGCTGCAGAGTCATCAAATCCATCTGACTATGTTTGGTACAAGGCAACAGGTGGTTTTGGATCACTTAAGTTTCTTTGGTATATCGCTACTGGTGGCAGACAGATCCAGTTTGCGGTGTCCACAACGTCTCCTGATACAGGATGGGTTCAAGATAGTGGTGGCTCTATTGATTTGGATGTTGTTACTTCTGGCAACATTCCTATTATTTCAGAGCAATTTTTAGCGTACTTTACGCCTGCAATTCTTCAGGTTCCTCGCTCTGGATCTCCATTAACACCTAGTTTTACTGGCATTAGACCAACAATGTATGCAACAGATAAAGGCACTGTTGTTCCTTTTACTGATGCACAGACAGATAGCAATGTAGCTTTTGTTAACAGTTCTTGGAGGATTGGTAACTCGTCTACTACTGGCTATGGCGACATTTCGTTAACCAACATTACTATTGGCAACCCAACTGATGGCGGTGACTATGCTTTGTGGCCAACGCCTACAGCAATGTCATCTAGCCCTGCTTACATTACTGTTCCTGTTCGGTATAAGAATAGTGTTGGTGTTGTGACGCAAGCAGGTATTGCAACGATTCAATTGCTTTTCACAGATCCTGGTGCTGCAGGTAGCAATGGTCCTGCTGTTGATATCTCTGGTTACACAACCTTTGTCCAAAATGCAGGTGGTGCTTTTAATCCTGCTACCGCAACTTTAAGTGCTTCTTACGCCAATGTAACAAGTCCTACTTTTAGTTGGTCAATTACAGGTGCAACACCTAGTAGCTCAACATCATCTTCTGTAGTCGTAACGCCATTGTCTTCTGCGACTAATGTGGTTGTTACTTTGACTATCAATGGATCTAACCTTAGTTCGCCCATTAGTAAAACAATCAATATGCCGATTGTGTACGATGGCGCACCTGGTGAAGCAGGATCCAATGGTGTCATGTCTGCCTTTCCAACAATCTATCAATGGACAGGCTCATCTACACCTCCTACACGCCCTACAACGACATCTACCTACACTTGGGGTAGTGCTTCATATACTGCGCCTACTGGGTGGTATACAGCGGCTCCTAGCAACACTACTGCGGGTAACTATCTTTGGTCTATTACTATTCCATTGAATACTACTGCGACAACAACTACATCAACGTTAGATTGGACAAACACAAGTTATCCAATTCGAGCTATTGCTTACAACGGGGCTAATGGCGGTACTGGCGATCCTGGCGCACCAGGTGCAGCAGGTGCAGCTACTTTTGTAGTGACTCGTTTTGCCAATGACAGTAGTGCCCCATCAAACGCTGAAGTTTATGCGGTAATTGGCAGGAATCCTGTTGCAGGTGACATTGTTACTGTTAGCTACAACAACTACAACAATGCAACTGTTTATCGTTTTGTTACTTCATGGGTTTTGTTTACTACTTACATTACAGGTAGTTTGATTGTTCAGAATACGATTACTGCTGACAAAATGGTCACAGGATTGATGAGTGCTGACAACGTTCTGACTCGTGGATTAACTGTTCGAGACAATAGTGGCAACATTTTGTTGGCAGCAGGTACGCCTTTAAATTATTCCAACATTACTGCATCTTCTGGTTGGCTAAATAGCAACATTACGATTGGTAGCAATGGTGTACTGTCAGGCGCTGGCGGTGGCACTATAAGTTTGGGTGGTTTGGGTGCAGGTGGATTTGCTTACCTTAGTCAGATTACTTCTGCCAATGCCACAACTTATATTGCAGGTGCTGCTATTGGCACTGCACAAGTTGGTGTTTTGACTGCGGGTAATATTGGTGCAAACACAATTGACGCAAGTAAGATTGCCGCCAACACAATCACAGCAGGTCAGATTGCTAGCGGGACGATTACTGCTACTCAGATTGCTGCCAACACGATTACATCAAGTCAGATAGCGGCTAACACGATTACCGCAGGAAACATTGACTCTCGTAATCTGACATTAAAAGATGCATCGGGAAACATTATTTTTGGTTCTGGTGCAACTGTTAATGCTTCATCTTATTTGGTTCCATCAAGCGGATGGTTGAATAGCAATATTTCAATTGGTAGTAATGGTGTGTTGTCTGGTGCGGGTGGTGGTACTGTTACTGCTACTGGCATTAGTGCTGTTGCTACAGATTTGAGTAACGCTCCTGCGGGTATTTTGAATAGCAATGTAACGCTTGGTACTTTGGGTGCAGGTGGTTTTGCTTATTTGAGCCAAATCACTTCTGCCAATGCAACGACATACATTGCAGGAGCGGCCATTGGTACTGCTCAAGTTGGTGTGTTAACGGCAGGAAACATCGGTGCAAATACCATTGATGCTTCCAAGATTGCTGCAAATACTATTACTGCTGGACAAATTGCCGCTAACACCATTACCGCTGACAGAATGTCGGTGTCTAATTTGTCGGCAATTACTGCCAACCTAGGAACCATTACTGCAGGTTCAATTAGCGGTACATCATTGAGTGTTGGAACAAGTCCTGCAGTGTCTGGCACAAGCATGACAGGTGCAGGTGCAATCATCAATACTGGTGGCACATTTGCATTAGGCAACTCAAGCACCAACATTTCCTATGATGGCAGTCAAATGACGCTTAATGGCAATGTGGTTGCTACTGGAAATTTAAATGCAAATGCCGCAACAGTTACTGCATATACTCAATTAAACAGTATTGTTAACTTTACTTCTTATGCAACAGGTGATGCATTAAGTACAACCATTAATACTGGTGGTCAGCCTGTATTAATGATTTATTCGTTTTATGTTGTTTGGGGTTCTGGTGCTACAACTGGTGCAAATCAATTCTTGGTTGAAATGAAAATTGATGGTGTTGCTGTTAAACAAAGCAACTTTACAAGTATTGCTTCTGGTGGCGGTGCATCATTTATTCAAGGTGTTGCATATTTGGCAAATCCAAGCAGTGGCAACATTAATGTGTCGATTACTTTGACAAGCCATGTGGGTCCTTTCACAGTTAGCTTTTACCCAGTTACATCCACACAACTTGGAACATACTTTTATGTATTGGGGACAAAACGATGAAATGTTATGCAGTTGTTTCTGCTGATGGATATGTTGTTTCCACTTGTTTTTCTAGCATTCAGCCAGATGACATGATTGAATTGTCCGAGGCAATCGGAAATGCTCCATCGGCATGGCATAAATATCATTTACAGACAAAACAATGGGTTGAAGATAAACCTGTTGAGGCGTTTGTTTCTGAGATTAAAACTAAAAGAAGTGAGCTATTGGTTGAATCAGATTGGACCCAACTTCCAAATGGTCCATTAACTGCAGAACAAACGTCTGCTTGGGCAACATATAGACAAGAATTGAGGGATATTCCTGCACAATCGGGGTATCCATTAAATGTAATCTGGCCAACACCACCACAAGGATAAATTATGGGAATGCAATCAGCATCAGTACAACAGTCACCCAATCAAGGTGGTGGCAAAGGAATGGGCCAACAATCGGCTTTAGGCCAACAACAAGTCATTCCTCAGCAATTTGACACGTCTATGAATGCTCCTGCAGGTGGTCAAAATGGTCAACCTGACCCATCAATGATGGCTCCTGCGGTTATGCCAAGCA